GCACTGAAGGAAACGACAAAACCATGACACCGACCATTCCTCCCTCTTTGACCCCGACCGATGCCGCAGCAGCGACGACGGGCATCCCGGCATTCGGAACTGAAATCCAAGTGCTCTCTTCGGCGTCGCCCGAAGAGTACACCACCATTGCGGGCGTCGGCGATATCGACGGCCCGAGCACGAGCGTGGCGGAGGTCGAAACGACCAGCCACTCGACGGGCAAACCGCACCGCACATTTATCCCGACGCTCATCGACGATGGCTCTTTATCGTTCCCGTGTTTCTTCAATCCCGCCGACCCGACGCACTCTCTGTACTCGCCGTTCGGATTGGAGAATCTTTTCCAAAATCGCGCCGTGACCAAGTTCCGATTGGTCGATATGGACGCGTCGCACCGCACGCGCGTCTTTCGCGGGTTCGTGAAAGAGCTAAACGAGACGGCACCCGTGGCGGGCGTCTATACGCGGCAGACGGCCATACGCATCACCGAAGCGCCGCAAGACGTGATGGCGACTGTAGCAATCACGCCCGCTAGTTTGCCGACCGCGCCGAATACGGCCAACGGTGGATCGGTCGCCGTGACCTCAACGGACACGTTGCCGTGGAGTGCGCATTCCGACGCGCCGTGGCTCACGGTGTCGTCGCCGACTGGGGCCGTTACTGGCGATGGCTCGGTGGTCTACGCCATGACCGCGCAACTGGCCGCAGCGCCCGCGCGTACGGGCCATATCAGCATCGGTGATAAGACCTTCACCGTTACCCAATTGGCGGGGGCGTAAGCATGACGCCCGAGCCAGGGATGCCGAACTCCATCGAGATCGGCGGCAAGTCGTACGCCATCCGCTTCAGTCTCGGCACGCTCAAGACGCTCCAAAAAGAGCATGGTATTTCGCTGCTCAAGTCGGGCGCTGCGGATCTTATCGACCCCGAGAAACTCGCCGTGGTGCTGTACTACGGTCTGCGCGACCGTAACCCCGACGTGACGCTCGAATGGGTCGAAGAGAACGTCGAAGCGTCCACGCTGCTCTCCATGATTCCGTCACTCGGCAAGGCCATTAGTGGTCGCACAACCACAGTCCCAAACGAGGCAGCGCTCGAAGCACTGAGTGGAACTGGCTCACCGTCTGGAGCGTCGGGCGGTACGACCTCAACCTTAGTGAACGGGCGCTCTGGCGTCTAACGCTCGAAGAGTACTTCGCGTTGGTGGATCGCATGATGGCCGCGCAAGAGTTTTCCGAATATTGCGCGGCCCTCATCGCGAGCGCCACTTACAACGTGAACCGCTCGAAGCAAACCAAATTCATTACCCCCGACGTGCTTATGGTGCGAAGCCAGCATCGGCGGCAGAGTCAACCGCAGACCGTGGAAGCGCCGCGCTATGCGCTTCCCGGCGAGCGCCCGCCGTCGATGCGCCCGCGCTATTCCGTTATCGACCGTTTCGATTCCTACGTACAGCAGACCAGAGGGCATCATGGACCTGGGTGATTTAGTCGCACGGTTACTGCTCGACGCTACGGGCTTTAGCGCGGGCATGAAAAAAGCCCGGGAAGACGCCGAAGCGGGCGCGACTGGAATGGAAGCGGCGCTCGGCGGTGTCGGCGCGGGCATCAACGCAATGGCCACCGCGCTCGGCGGTATCGCGTTTTCCGAGAAAATGCTCGACTTCGCGCAGTCGGCGATGGAGGCGTCGGCAGAGTTTAATAAATTCCGCGCGGCCATCGTCGCGATGCGCGGCGACTCGCAGCCCGTCGAAGACTTTTTAAACGCGGTGGACACCATCGCCGATAAATCGCCCTTCGAGTTCCCCGAGCTTGCCGCGAGCGCTCAACGCATGGTGCAACTGGGCGGCAGTCTCGACGGCGTGACGACCGCACTACAGGCCGTCGTCGATATGGGTACGGCGCTCAAGCTCTCGGCGTCGCAAGTGCAGAGCGTGATGGACGCGATGGGTAATCTGCAAGCTGGCATGGACCCCATACGGGTAATGAATCAGCTTGTAAAACAGGGCGTACCCGCATGGCAGATGCTCGCCGAGCAGACAGGCAAAAGCATCGGCGAAGTGAAAGAGGCCGTAAAGGGCGGCGCGATTTCCAATAAGGAAATTCTCGACGGTCTGACCGAGGGAATGAGCAAGTACCACGAAACCGCCGAGAAATGGGCGAGCGGTTTTAAAGGCAGCATGAAGGGGCTGCACGAGGCCGTCGAGCAGTCTATGCGCGGTGTCGGCGACTCGATCTTCCAGGCGCTTAATACCGTTGCCGCGCCCGTCATCAAGGCGCTAACGAAGCTCGTCGAAGAGGCGGGCGAAATGTGGGGCAAGTTATCCGGTCCCGTGCAGACTGCGGTTATCGCCTTCGGCGCAATCATCGCGGCGGTCGCCCCGCTCGTCGCGCTCTGGCCCGTCATCGAAGCGGGCATCGCGGGCGTTACGGCGGCGCTCGCGGGGCCGCTCGTGCCTATCGCGCTGCTCGTCGCGGCGCTCATCGGTCTGGGCGTCTGGATCTCTTCGCACTGGGAAGGCATCTCGCACATTCTGCTATTCGCGTGGGACTCACTCAAAGAGATTTGGGGCGCGGCGTGGAACGAAGCCACCGTCGTGCTTACCGTTGCGTGGGCCTACATCAAAGACACCGCCACCAGCATATGGGGCGGCATCAAAACATTCTTTACCGCGTACTGGGACGCCCTCAAAGCCATCTGGGGCGCAGTCTGGAATGGCATCGTGCTCGCGGTAACGACCATCTGGGGCGGTCTGTTCACGAGCGCGAAGGGCATGTTTTCCCCGCTCGTCGATTATCTGGTCGGCCTCTTCAAACCCGTGATCGACATGTGGAACAAAGTCGCGGGATACTTCGCGCCGATACTGGCGAAGATCGGACAGACGGGCGGCGTGCTCTCCAAGGCGTTCACCGATTTAACCGCCGAAATGAGCAAGAGCGTGCCCGTGGCCGAAAAGGTCGCGAAGACGGGCAAGGGTGTCGGCGACGGCATGGACGATAATTCCAAGTCGGCGAAGGAAGCGAAAGACGCCTACAAGGGGTTGAGCGGCGGCGCGCAGGAACTCTGGTCGATGTACAACGTACTAACGTCGGCGCAGAAAAAACTGGGCGAAGACATCGCCAAGCAGACCATCGCCAACCAGAAACTCGCCGCCAGCGGCAAGACCGTATACGACGTGCTCGACGCGATCCCCGAGCCAACGATGCACGTCTCCAAAGAGCTTCAGAAATTAAACGAAGACGTCGCCAAAACCATCGCGTTGATGACCGATGCCAAGCCCTCTGTGGAGCGCGCAGAGGCCGCGCTAAAGGCAATGGGCATCGAGTCTACGCGCGCCGCCGAGGTCGCGCTCGATCTCGCCCGGGCGCAGCTTGCCGTGATTCAAGCAGCGGGCGATATGGTGAGCGACTTCGACCGTCTATCCGCCGAAGCCAAAGTGCTCGCGGCGCAGATCGCTTTACTGTCCCGGCAGACGGGCGATCATACGGCGGAACTCGAAGCGCTGCGCGCGAAGTTGAAACAGACCGAAGACGCCATCAAGAGCATGAGCGCGACGACCGCCGACGCGTACCACTCGATGGGGATGAAAACGAAGCAAGAGCTTTCCCAGATGGCCGACGACGCCTACACCGCGTACGGCAAGATTGCCGACGATGCGGGCGCAAATTCGGGCGCGGCCAAAAAAGCGTGGCTCGACTATCTCGAAGTGGTGCGCCAACAGCACGAGCAATTCGGTACGGAATGGAGCGCCGCCGACGAGCGGCAGTACCAGAAAATGAAACGCGATCTGGGCGACGCGCACAAGGGCCAGGAAAACGAGTGGGAAAAGTTTTTTAAAGACGTCGGCAAAGCGGCCACCCAGTTTAAAAACGACGTGCTGGATTTGGTCGTCTTCGGCAAGGGCGGCAGCGCCGAGCATAACAAGGAACTCGACCAGCAAGCGGCGGATTTAACGGCGTCGCTCGCCGACCGCACGGCGGATTGGACCGCGTATCAGGCCGATATCGGCCAGCAGCAATCGGACGCGACCGCCGACTATCGCGCCGCGCTCGATGCCAACGAGCACGATCTCGCCGAGTCGCTCGAATCGGCGCGCAGCGATTACGAAGAGTACGCGCGCGACGTCGAAGGGAACATCGAAGACATCGTCGCCAAGCACGCCGCTGCCACCGAAGAGCAAGTCGGCGACGCCGAAGACGCACTACAAAAGCAGCGCGATTCCTACGAGGAATATGCCAGCGACACCGCCGACAAAATTGCCGAGATACACACGAAGTACGCCGACTCACTGGCCGACGAAGAGCGCGACCTCGCCGACTCACTGAAGCACCGCGCGCAAGATTACGCCGACTTCGTGGACGACGCGACCGACAAGCTGGCGCGCATCGGGCAAGACACCGCCACTAATATCGCCGACGAAACCGACGACACCAAGCGCAACATCGCCGACCGCACCAAAGACTATCAGCGGTACGCCGAAGACACCGCGAAAAAGATCGCCGCCGTACGCGAGAAAAACAAGGGCGTCTATTCGTCCGAAGAGGCCGATCTCGAAACGTCGCTGCGCCGCAAGGCCGAAGACCTCGCCGATTACACCGCCGAGCAGAACGACAAATTGGACCGCTACATCCGCGACCAGCAGACGCGGTTACAGCGCGAAGAGGAAGACAACAAGGAATCGCTGGATCGCCGCGCGCGCGACGAAGACGAATGGCTCGCCGACACGAAAACCAAGTACGAGGAAAAGGTCGGCGACCTCAAGGCCAGCGAAGACAAAGAGGTCACGGCGGCATCCGAAGCGCTCGACAAACGTACCGCCGCACTCGCCCAATTCACCGCCGACACCAAGGCCAAAATTGAAGACATCCGCACCACGCAAGCAGCGGCGCAAGATGCCGAAGTCGCCAAGGCGCTTGAGGCGCTCGGCAAAAAAGAGGCCGATTACAGCGCGTCGGTGGAGCGCATCAAGGCGAAGAGCGAAGAGCAAAAGGGCAAGATTACCGCCGACTACGAAGCGGCGACCACGAAGCTGCACGACGAACTGGAAAAGCAGAGCGCCGAGTACGAAGCGTTTAAGGCCGACATCATCGGCCCGGGCGGAAAGCTCGACCAGTTGAAAGAGCAGCACCGCACCGTATGGCAAGACATCGGCGCGATGGCAACGTCGGCGCTCGAAGGCATCGGCCAGCAATTTTTACATCTCGCGAGCGACCAAGTTATCGGCGTGTTAATGG